TTGTTATTTTGTCAAGCCTTTTTTAATAGGTTTTTAGAAGTTTTTTTATTTTTTCTTAAATATAGCCGAAAACGGGCAAAAAGTCAAGCAAATAGGGGGTTGACGGGCGCGGTTTTGACCTTCACAATGCCGCCGAAAGGTTAAAAAGGGCATAGAAAAGCACCGCCGCCCGTTCGGGCGCGGTTGCGTCCGTGATGTTGCCGCTTCCGTTATGCCTCTATGCGGCGCGGTTTTTCAATAATCGGACGTGATAAGTACCCGCCGCCGCGTTTTTCAGTTCGTCCAACAATTCCGCGCGTTTTTGTAGCGGGGTTATCCACGACCGCCGCCCGTTTTTATCGCGTAAAGACGAGTGCGGGCAATTATTGTAACGGTTGCACCAATCGCGCATTTTGTCGCGTAATTCCTCAAAGGTTTTGAACGATAAAAAGCGGTAAAATTTCTCGCTGTCGGTGCGGTGCGACCGTTCGACTTTTCCGTTGTGGCGGGGCGTGTAGACGCGTATCAATTTATGATGTATTTTAAGGTGGTTTAACAGTTTATCGACAATATGTATTTTGCCGTCGCCCGTGCCTTTCGGGTTTGTAAATTCTGTGCCGTTGTCCGTTTGTATCGTATCGGGCAAATAACCGAAGGCGACGATTGCCCGCTTGATAAAATCAACGGTCGAGTATCCGCTTTTTTCCTTGTACGGATATAAAAACCGCTCGCGGGTCGCTTCGTCAATCATTGTGTATTGATAACAACGCTCCGTCCGATAGATACCGCGCCCACATTCAAACGGGACGTATTTTACGTCCATTTGCCATTTTACGCCGAGCATTTGCGGCGTGTCATACGGTTGCGGTATATATTCGTTGTATTCCTGCGCGGGGCGCAATTTGTGTTTCATTAAAAAGCGGTAAAACCCGCCGTAAGTGCGCGTATAGCCGTACTCGGTGCGTAACACGCCCAACGCTTCGGCGTACCCGATGTCGGGGCGGTCGGCGAATACGGCGGCAATGTTCGCCGCTTCCGCTTCCGTGTGTGCGTTCGGGTGCGGGGAGTGGGGGCGGCTTGACTTGTTTTCAAGGCTTGCAAGAGTCCCGTCATATTGCCGCCGCCAACGGTAAAGGCTTTGCACCGTGCATTTTGTTTTTTTAGCGACCCAATAATAGTCGCGCCCTTCGTCAAGCCACAATTTGAGTGCTTTTTCTTTTTCGCGTGCCGTGTATTTTGTACCCTTCATAATTTTAACCTCCGTGAAGTAAAAGCGGGCGACCGTGATGTGTCGCCCGCTTTCGTGCTTATTGCTTTTGTTCTAACTGTTTAACCGCCCAACGTAAAAACTCGGCTTTTTTCATACCCGCCGCCGCGATTGCCGCGTCAATTCGAGCGAGTTCGTCGGGCTGTAAATTTACGATAAACGGCTTATATTTTCCGTTAATTTTTGCCGCATACTTTTTGTCGGCGGCTTTTTGCGCCTCGCTTCGTGCCATAATTACTCCTCCGATATATCAAGCGTTATGCCACAATCAGCGAGCGCGGCTTTTGCGGCATTGTCAAGCCCGTTTGCGTGGGCGATTTCGAGCAATTTTATTATTGCCGTTATAAGGTTATCGGGCGCGATGTTTGCGTTTTGTAACGCGGTTGCGGTGTTTTCAATAAATTTTTCGATTTTCATTGTTGCATACTCCTTGACTTTTATTTTTTTTAGTGGTATAGTATAAGCAACCTAATCGGCAAGGGGCTTGCGCCCCCGCCTTTCGGTTTTAGCGGTTTACCGCTTGTCTTGTGCCTTGCTAACGTATTTGACGGTTGCGCTGGTAACTCTTCCGTCTTTATCGTAAGTAACTTTTATGTAACTTACTTGATACGTTTCGCGGGGCTTTTTCTTTTGCCTTTTCATATCTGCACCTCCTTTTTTTATTCAAGGTCGTTTCCCTTACCTTGTGATTATATTATATCATAGTTATTATGATATGTCAATACTTTTAATGCACTTTTTCAAAAAAATTTTAACTTTTTTTGCAACAAAAAACGCTCCCGAAGTGGGGGCGTTTCTCGCTGTACCGATAACGGTCGGCACATAATTTTATAGCCGCATCGCATTGACAAACACTTGCGGAAGTTGTATAATAATTTTGCTACAAACATCATACACTTGCAAGAGCCGTAAATAACGCGGCGCGGCTAATGGAATATCGCAACCGATTTCTCGGTCTTGCGACAACCGTGCTTATATTATATATCGGTTTACCGAGATTGTCAAGGCTTCTTGCTCGCGTATTGAAAAAATAAAACGCGCAAGGAGTCTTTTTCTTATGACGCTAAACGAGCGAATATTCGACCTTTTATCCCGAAAAGAAAAAACGCAAACCGACATTGCAAGATTGCTTAATATCCGCCCGACAACCGTGTCGGAGTGGCGTAAAGGCAAGTACACGCCGTCGGTTGCAAATTGTGTCGCGCTTGCCGACTTTTTCGGCGTATCGCTTGATTACTTGATTACGGGGCGCGAGCCGCGCGGCGCACCCGTTCAACAAATAATCGGCAACAATAACTCGAATAATACCGCCATTGCGGGCGCGGTGGTGGTAGGGGGCGACGATTTGCCCGAATACGAGCGGGAGTTGCTAAAAGTGGCGGGCGCGTTCGATATGCGCCGCAAAAACGATTTATTGTCGTATGCGTACAAACTTGAAAAGCAAATAAAGGACGAAGGAGGTCTTTAATTATGATGTGGTTTTACAAACTTAAACGGTCGGTACGGGTTATAATCGCCGTTGTTGCGTGGTTGCCTGTTATTGTGTTTTCGGGCATTATCGGGGGCGATGTGGGCGACGATTTGCAAGCGTGGCAAGCGATTGTATTTTTATTGTTACTTGCCGTCGGCGTTGTGTTTACGGTCTTTGCGGCACTTGCCCGCAAGCGTGAAAAGCAAACGGCAAAAGACGCGCAACCCGCCGCCACACCCGAACGAGCAACCGATACGCCGCAAGCAACGCCCCGCGCCGATGTACGGCAACCTTCAGTAATTACGATGTCCGACGAGGCAATCAAGTCGCCCGTCGACGGCGGTATCAAATTACCGATGTTTACAAAGGCGGTCGGCGTTACGTTTGATAACTGCCAAGCGCACATTAAAAAAAGCAATATCGGCGACGCGGTTTTAATCAAGCATAAGCCGACGGACGAATACGCAAACAGTACGGATATAATAAACGCCCGAACGGGCGGGCGCGTGGGTAGGATAGGGGGCGACCTTGCGTGGTCGTTGTTGGACGCGTTCGACGACGGCTTTGTTTTGGACGGCGTAATTGCCGATATAACGGGCGGGGGCGACGGTCAAAATTACGGTTGCAATATCAAAATAACGGGCGAGCATTTCGACGCATAACCGCCGCCCGCACAGTACATAAAAACCGCCTTCCCGAACGGGAGGGCGGTTTTGCTATGTTATTAAATTATGCGCGGTTTTTCAAGTCGTAGAGCGTCGCTTCGATTTGGTTTTTTATCCACGCGCCCACGTCGCCGAAGTTCGCCTGTATGTATGTTTGCGCTTCCTGCGATATTTGCGTTTGTGCCGCTTCCGCCGCTTGCTGTAAAGCGTTCTTTTGTGCTTCCGCCGTCCACGCGTCCGTACCTTTAATTGCTTGTACATAAGTTTGATACGTCGACTTTACGACCGACGCAATAACGTCGATTGCGCCCGATAAAAGGGCTTGCGCCTGTTGATTTTTTATTTTTGTTGATACAAGGGTTTTAACCTTAACCAAAACCCACGAGCCGAGCGCGGCAAGCGCGGTCGACAATACGGTTGCGACAATGCTAATTAAAATTTGTTGCCAAGTCATAGTTAATCGTCCTCCGATACTTTATTTTTGCTTTGTTTGGGTGGTGTTTCGGGCAACGCCAAAATATCGTTGTATAAGTCCGTTATAACGCCGTTGCCGCCGAGCGCGTGATATGCTTCATATTCGCGCCGTACCGCGTCCTTCGCGTAAACGGGGCAATATCCGCGTGCGACCCACTTTTCATTTTGCCGTATGATTTCGGCGCGTAAAAGGCTTTGTACGCCGTTTTCGACGGCTTTGTGCCTAACTTTACCCGACCGCAAATACGCAATAACCGCCGTAACGACGACCCCGACGGTGGTGCTTATAACTGCCGTTATAATGGTTGCCGCGATGTTCACGTTACACCTCGATAAACCACTCGTCGCGGAGCGATGTTTGCCCGCTTTCGGCGATTTCGTCCTTTGTTTTTCCGTCAAGGGCGTTTACCCATATTTCCCGCGCGTCGTCGATTTCGCGTTGTGTGAGTATGCCCGCCGCCTTGTCGGCGTTTGCGGTTTCGAGCCATTTTTCAACGCTAAAAACCGCCGTCCCGTTTTTTGCTTCCTGTTTGCTTGCCATAATAAAATTACCTCCGTTTTTTATTTTGCTTTTTGTTGTAATTGCTTACAATGCGTTTTAACTTGCTTTTCGGTGCATACGGGTAAATGTGCTTTTTGTAAAACCCGCAAGCGTTGATGTGTTGCAACCACCCGATAAGGGATAAAAGACTCATTGCTTGATGTGGCGTTATATAACCCGTCTTTTTGACCTTGCGCACCCTGCGGCATAATCGAAAAAATATGCGCTTGCGCAAAATGGTTTTGTGCTTATAAAAGCGATACCCGACAAAATCAATCGGGCGGGAGTTAAGCCGCCACACCTGCCAATTA